AGCACCGTGGGAAGATAAGAAAGTCGCCATTTGTATCCCTTCTCGTGGAGAGATGGAGATAGGAACGGCGTTTGACTTGGCGGTAATGTGTGCCTACGACGCACGCAACCGTAGCGGACACCAAGCGGTGTACACGGTATCGGGAACCCTGATATTTGACCAACGAGAGAAGCTGGCAGCCGAAGCCCTGAAAGAGGGCGCGGACTACATTCTGTGGATTGACGCAGATATGCGGTTCCCAAAGAACACGATAGAGATACTGCTCGCGCACGACAAGCCCATCGTTGGGGTGAACGCTACAACGAGAACCTCGCCGGTAAGACCTACGGCAAAGAACCTAGAGATAGACTTTGAGAAGAAAGAGAATCATTGGATTCCAATCGTCTCTAAAGACAAGACCCACCTAGAGTGTGTGACCGCGATTGGTTGCGGGGTGATGATGGTCAAGCGGGAGGTGTTTGAGAACACGCCGAGACCTTGGTTCTGGTTCGAGAAGATACCTGGCGACAAGTTGCTAGGCGAGGACGTGTACTTCTGCATCAAGGCAAAGGACGCAGGATTCGATACTTATTTAGACCACCACCTGTCCAACGCAATTGGGCACGTTGGGTCTTACACTTATTCATGGAACGACTACAATGGCCCTAGCGAATTTCAGCGACCTCCAGACATCGGTAGCCAACTACCTCGGACGGAGTGACCTCACCAGCCAGATTCCTGACTTTATCTCCCTAGCGGAGTTGCGCCTATCCCGCGACATTCGTACCCGCAGGATGCTCAAGACCGCCACGGCTACCATGACCGTAGGCGACCCGACGGTAGGACTGCCAAGCGACTTTCTGTCCATCCGCGATGTGTTTATCCAAGGCTTGCCGAGAACGGTAGTGACCTACCTCTCCCCAAGTGCTTTCTCTAGCAACTCCCGCGCAGACCAACAAGGTTTGCCTGTGTTCTACACCATGCGCGGCAACGAGTTAGAGTTTGCGCCAAAGCCTGACAGCGCCTACGTCTTGCAGATGCTTTACTACTACAAGCCCGTGGTTCTGTCGTCAGGCAATACTAGCAATGAGTTCTTGGCTAACTACCCAGACGCGTTGCTCTACGCCTCGCTCCTAGAGGCAGAGCCGTACCTTATGAACGACCCGCGTACACAAACGTGGTCAAGCCTCTACAACCAAGCAATTGCACGAATCAACACCTCCGACGAGGAGAGTGAGTTTTCTGGTGTTCCCTTAGTTATGACCGTTACAACGAGGTAATAAAATGGCAGAATTTAGCAACTACTTAGAGGACAAAGTCCTAGACCATGTTCTCCGCAACACTTCTTACACCTCCCCGACGACGGTGTATGTTGGACTCTACACATCTGACCCAACGGACGCTGGTTCGGGTACGGAAGTCTCTGGTGGCTCCTATGCTCGCCAAACCCTGTCCGTGACCACAGCTTCGGGTGGAATCGTTACCTCTAGCGCCGACGTTACCTTCCCGCAATGTACGGCTTCGTGGGGTTCCGTGGGCTACATCGGGATTCTGGACGCGGTTACTAGCGGCAACCTGCTCATGCACACAGCCTTGACGACTGCTAAGACAATCGACACGGGCGACATTCTCAAGATTACTTCTGGCAACCTGACCGTTACGCTGGACTAAATGGCATTACTGACCCTTGAAGAACTAGACCGCTTCGGGAGTCTGGACGATTTACCGTTCACGCTAGACGCGAACTGGATGGACTGCGGGATTCAAGGCCCGTTTACGCTAGAAGAACTAGATTATTTCAGCACAAGCATAGACGCGCTAGCGTTTAGCCTAGATAGCCCCATCTGGACTTCGCCTGACACGGAAATCTGCTTGGTCTACGAACCCCAAGTCATTACTGGCGTGGGTACGGTCAACGCAATACCTGAGTTCTCCAAGACCGCACAGGCAATTATTACCGCCAACGGTCAGGTGGTAGTTGCAGGGGTGCGTGAGCGTACTGTTAACGGTGCGATTGATAGTGCTGGTGCGGTATCCGCAGACGGAACGCTAACCAGAACGGTTGTAGGCTCGATTTCAGGCGTGGCAAGTGTGGTGTTAGACGCTACACGGACAAGAACCGTTATCGGAGACATAGCCTCCGCGGGGTTTGTGAACGCCTCTGCTAACACCATTGTAAGCCCCTCTGCGACGATTACTGCGGTGGGAAGTGCCACGGCACTAGCCACGAGATTACGGACGGTTGTAGGCGATATTACGGCCTCTGGGACGGCTTCTGCGGACGCAGTAAGGCTCAGAATAGTAGATGGTGCGATTACGGCAGAAGGGTTCCTAACCGCTACCGCAGGTTTCGAGGTAGGCGCACAGGCAAATGTTTCCGCAGTAGGCACGCTAACCGCGCTTGCGGGGATTATTTACACAGTTTCGGGGCAGGTGGCAAGCAATGCACAGCTTACTTGCACGCTTTACAAGTTTGGCGAGGAATGGGTTTTAGTCCCTGACCAGCCAAATACATGGTCTGCCGCTAATGTTCAAAGCGACACATGGACACAGGCATCGACCAGTTCGGACACATGGACACCAATACCCGCACAAAGCGACGTTTGGACACAACAATCTTCGGGAAGTAACACATGGCAATAACAAGAGTTACCTTTGGAGAGTGGCTACCTGACCAGCCAGGGGTTATCGGTGCGCTGACCACGGCTAAGAACTGCTATCCGAGAGCCGTTGGCTACGGGCCGTTTCCAGCCGAGGAAGATTACTCAGACGCAGCCGCCCAAGACCTGACAAACGTGGTCGCCGGCAGGGACAGCTCTGGCAATACTCAGGTATTTGCAAGCGGAACCACAAGGCTTTACAGGCTAGATTCCTCTGACTTCTCGCTTGACGATGTGTCGGGAATCACTTACAGCGGCTCGACGATGTGGAAGTTTACGCAGTTTGGCAACAAGGTGATTGGGGCATCAGAAGCCCACACCATGCAAGCCTACGATTTGACCACCACAAGCAACTTTGCAAACCTATCGTCAGACGCTCCCAAAGCAAGATTTGTGACCGTGGTGCGTGATTTTGTGGTCTCTGGCTACCAAACGGACTACCAAAACCGAGTGCAATGGTCTGGTATTAACAACGAAACAACGTGGGCCACATCCGCGACCACACAGGCAGATTTTCAGGACATTCCTGACGGCGGCAGGGTTCAGGGCGTTACGGGTGGCGAGTTTGGCATTGTTCTCATGGACAGGAGTATCTATCGGATGTCCTACATTGGGACACCGCTGATATTCCAGTTTGACAACATCTCTAGGAACCTAGGTTGCTATGAGTCCAACTCGGTCATCCAATGGCAAGGGGTTACTTACTTTCTGTCCGATGACGGATTCTATGCCTGTGACGGACAGAATGTTGTAAACATCGGCGCGGAGAAGGTAAACAGGTTCTTCTTTAACACCCTGCGCGAAGCAAACATTGACCAAATGAGTGCTGCGGCAGACGCTAGCAAGAACTTAGTCATGTGGGGCTATCCCTCCACAGACCTAACGTACCGCATACTTATTTACCACATCACGACTAAGCGGTGGTCTTACGCCGATACGACAATAAATCGTATAGCAACCAGTTCAACCCCAGGCGTAACCCTAGAGGGGCTAGATTCGTTCTCTGCAAGCATTGATGCTCTGCAAACCCCGCTAGATTCGAGGCTTTGGATTGGTGGTAAATTGCAGCTCGCGGGCGTTTCTGGGGCAAAAATTATCACTTTCTCTGGCCCCGCAAAGACGGGAACGATTGACACAGCAGACATTTCTGCCGACTCAAGCCAATCCATGATTACGCTGGTTAAGCCAATCGTTGACGACGGTACGGGCTCCGTGGCAATAGACTCACGGCTGGTTTTGAACGAACAGGTAAACTTTCCGTCCGTGACCGCCGCAAACAGCGAGAACCGCGTGGGAGTTAGGTCTTACGGGCGTTACCACAGGGTAAGGCTTCAGCCGTCTGGAAACAACTGGTCGTCTGCCATCGGAGTAGATGTAGAGATTCAGCAAGCAGGGACTAGATAATGTTTCGTGTTCTACCGTACCAAGGTGGCAATCCTCGGCAGATTTCCGAGGTGGTCAACAACCTGATGAACGGCAAGTCCAATAACACGGGGACGATTACGCTTGCCACGGGCAATGCGACCACGACCACCCTGTTTGACGAGCGTATTTCCGTAGATACAAAAATTGTCCTGATTCCGTTCTCTAACGCGGCAGAAGCGGACTCTGCGCCCTACGGCGCGTTTCAGGACACGACAGACCAGAACGCGACAACGACCTCGAACGAGTACATCATCAGTTGTGATACGACTGATTACAGCAACGGGGTAGTTTTAGAGAACACCAACAAGTTCCGCGTGCGTAACTACGGGATTTATAACATTCAATTTAGCATCCAGTTTGCCAACGCGGATGTGCAGATTCAAGACGTAGATGTGTGGTTTAAGAAGGGTAGCGGAAGCGGGGCTGCTTCCAACATCGCGGGAAGTAATAGCAAGTTCTCAGTCCCAGAGAGCCACGGCGGTACAGACGGACACCTGATTGCGGCGCTTAACTTTTTCCTAGAATTACAGGCAGACGACTACGTTCAGATTGCTTGGTCGTCAACCGACACAGACTGCGGAATCGAGCATCTAGCGGCGCAGACAAGCCCAACAAGACCGTCAACCCCGTCTGTAATCGTTACCGTGAACTACATTGCTCCGGCGGCGTACTCAAACATTTACGTCTCTACCCAACAGCAGGGACAGGCAACCATAAGCCACTATGCCAACTCTACGGCAGACAAGACTTATGCTTACATTTTGGTTGGATAATCTTTATAATAGGTGATATATGTCTTCATTCTCTAACGTCTCTGCTGTCGCCCAGCCACAAACGGGTGGAACAACATTACCGACCGGAATGTTCGGCAACTTTTTTGGGTCGGCATTTGCTCCAGTAGCACCGGTAGCGACACAGCAAGTTGGACAGGCGGTTACACCAACCACCGCGACACCCACGGCGATTGCGCCAACTACCATTCCAGGAGGTTCTCCTAGTGAATTATCCCCCGCCCGTGGCGCAGCTAGTGGCGAGTCAAGAATTGACCCACGCCTAGCACCGTACCTCCAGATGGGTTTACAGAGGGCAGAGAGACTTTTCTTTGGAGAGCCACAGCCTACCCTATACCCTGGGCAGATGTATGTCTCCCCAAGCCAGCAGACCGAACAGGCGTTGGCGATGCAAGAGCAATTAGCGGGTGCGGCATCTCCGTTTATAAGCGCAGGGCAACAAGGCTACCTGTCGTCCTTGGGGCAGATTGGGCAGACCGCCGCAGGTGGATTCCTGCAAGGCAACCCATACCAACAGGCTATGGTTCAAGCCGCTGCACGCCCGCTTACACAACAATATGGGGAGCAGATTGTTCCGGGTATCGCAAGCCTCTACTCACGCGCTGGACGCTACGGGTCAGGCGCGATGGAGCGTGCCCTTGGTGGGGCTACGGAAGCATACGGAAGGGCTTTAGGCGACGTTTCTGCCAACATCATTGGACAAGACTACGCCCGTGAGCGTGCATTGCAACAACAGGCTCAGCTTGGACAGGCAGCGTTGGCTCAAGCCGCCCCAAGTTTCTATCAGTCTTCCTTTCTACCGGCTCAGACGTTGGCTCAAGTTGGCGCAGCGCGGGAAGCAATTGCAGCCAAACCCTTGCAAGAGGCAATCCAGAGATACCAGTATTCGCAACAACTTCCGTATCAGCAGTTACAAGGGTTCTTGTCCTCTGTCTACGGAACCCCGATGGGAAGCTCGCAGTTTGCACCACCACCATCAGAGCCAAAGACGAACTACCTCACGCAAGGTTTGGGCGGGGCAATGCTTGGTTCTCAGGTGGGAAGTTTGTTTGGCGGTATTGGAGGTCTTTCTGGGTCGCAGACAGGCGCAATTCTTGGTGGTCTAGGGGGTCTATTGCTTTGACCTACTGGTGTGACAACTCGGCGGTGTGGACGCACTACGGAAATGCGTCTAGCATTATTTTCCCAGCGTGGGAGAAAGCCTTTGCCGCAGTCATTAACCACCACCTGCCAAGCGTAAAAGACGAAGATTTACGCAGACGGATGATTAAGTTTGTCCAAGAGGAAATGTCCCACGCAAGTGCCCATGAGTCGTTTAACGACAGGCACAACCTCAAGGACGCAGAGAAGCAAGAGTTTGCGAATACCAAGATAATCCACCGCAGACCGGGGATGACTTTCTGGCTAGGGACTATGGTATCCATAGAACACCTAGCCTCCTGCATGGCAAGGTCTTACATTGACCGTTGGGGAACCAGAGAAGGTCGAGACTTCAAGCTATTCTGCTGGCACGCGAAGGAAGAACTTGGGCACAAAACCCTAGCCATAGACCTGTGGGACTACCTAGGACTGTCGCGTAAGGAATTGCGCAAGATTGCCCGTGTTAACCAGAAATATGTGATTGGGTTCTTGCTAAGTTACACAATCAAGAAACTCAAGGAAGAAAAGTTGTTGTGGAAGGTATCCACATGGAAAGACCTAGCGGTGTGCTTTGGTTATGTTGGGTTCAAGATTGGATTACCAATGCTTAGAATCTACCTACCAAAGTTCCACCCCAATAACGT